TGGTACAATAGGTATGTAGACCTTTAAAGAATAAAAGTATTTAATGATATACTTTGTTATTGTTTAGTATTTCCATATAATCATCAAAGGTAACTTCTGAGTCTTCGGCCTTTTTGACTTTCTCGACAATATCCAAAGGATTTTTAGTTGATATAGTACTGACCGACATACTTCTATCTGTTTTTTTTCTTCTCACTATATTCAAGTAATGTTCTAATACTTCACCATCCGGTGAATTGCAAGTAAGAACGTCACACACTCCAATTTTGGTTTGCATTTCAGATGTAAATTGCAACCAATCTACTAGTGTGGAATTGAAGTCTCCATTATTTGGATTCATATAAGAACGGATTTCAAATGGATCTTCTAGTATCCAATAGTTATCATCTGGTGTTTTTGGTGTTTTAATAGAACAGATTATAACTTCTTTAGTCATAAGCCGTAAAATTTTAGGTTCTGACATAGTTGACTCCTTATCAATCATATAGATTTATTTCATTGATCTTAAACTCAAACTTTTCTTCATTATATATATTTATCCTCTCGAAAAAGTGTCTAATTGCAAAATTCATATATGTCTTATATCTCAAGTCATCTGCAATGTCATATAACACAGCTGATGTCTTTCCATTTCCTTTTCTAAGTCCACGTCCAATAGATTGCAAATTTCTAATTCTACTTTTCGAGGGTGAGGTGAATACTACGTTATGTAAGTTCCTTATATTTATGCCTGTTGAAAAGGTGCCATATGAGGCAACGATGATTGCGTTACTTTCCAATTCTGTCGTATGACGAATTTGTTCTCTCACATCAGCCTTCACACTCCCACTGACAAAAAATACTTTCCTACCATCTTCAGCTGCATCACGAATCATTTCAAACATAGGAATACCGTGTTTCTCTACATAATTATAAAGTACCAGAGTATTACCTTTCAGAGATAATGTTAGGTCTTTTATGAATGCCGTTCTTCTGGGGTTTGTTACAATCCACTCCACTTCATCTGAATATTTTAAAGTCTTGATAAATTTACAATCTTCTTTTTTATATTTTAGAACGATAGAATTAATTCTAAAATCTGCAAGTGTTTTATTGTCTATAAGAGCCTTCGTGGTAGTAACCTGTTTGACATCACCGAACATTCCACTCAAAACTAACTTGTGTGTTTTTGTTCCGTCCAGAGTACCAGTTGTTCCAAATCTATATTTACAATTTGTCATTTTGTCCATAATTTTATTCAATGAGTTTGCTTTGAATAGATGACATTCATCTCCGACTACTACTCCAAACTGATCGAAGTAATCAAAATTTTGCTTATAGATAGATTGCCAAGTTGATATGACAACTTTTTTGTCTGTGTGTTTGTCCACACCAGCTGATATCTTATAACAGAATTTTTCGACATTCCATCCATAATCTTTAAAGTCTCCATACATTTGTTGTACGAGCGACACAGTTGGGACAATAATCAAAATCTTTTTATCTTTTACTTTAGGATGCATATTATAGAAACGAACTAACGTATATATAATCAATGACTTGCCAGACGCGGTGGGAGACACTAGGAGTGCCCTGTTACTTATAATGGAATGATGTACGGCGTCTAATTGATAGTCCCTGTAGCCTATCTGTTTTCCTTGGCTATGGGGGTTTATATGTTTCACAAGTTCTTTTAAATTATCTTTTGTAAAATTGATATCTGTTAGATCATTTGCAAATACTATTTCATAATTATTTTTTTTACAAAAATATCCAAAGTGGTCTAACAGCCCAACATACAACTTTCGATTGATAGGATTGAACATTCTAATTTTACCATCCCAGACTTTCATCTTGAATGATGTCATGAACTCAGCACCGGGCACCTTGAATGTAAAATAATCTACTAATTCTTTTAACATGTAAAATTCTGAAGAATCTATTTCTAGATACACCTCGTTTAATTTTACAACAAAAAATTTACTCATTAATTACCCTCTATGAATTTCTTATAATCTATATAATTTTTAATTGTCCACTTTTTTTGATCTATAAGAATATCAAGGGTTTTGTCTATCAATGTTATAATCTGTTTTAACATGATTAAATTTTTCTTAGACTTGACTATATCTTTATCACTATCCGACCAGACATGCAAATCTGCTTTCAGAATCTTAGTACCTTCAACTTCCCATCCCCGCGAAATAATTTCATCCTCAGAAAATTTACCAGTATAATACTTTGTCTTTTCGGCCACAACTATTTTATGGTCGAGTTCTAAGAATTGATATTTTGTTTGATAAACTTGTTGATAGGTCATCCACTTACCAATCAAATTTTGATTGTGTGGCAACTCTTCATCTAATTTTAAGAAATTGATTTTTATGTCTATTTCAGACTCTTTCATCAATTCAGCAATTTTCACCGAATATTTTTCGTTCATAATGTTCTTTCAAATAATATATTAAATTATAGGTTCTACTATAAAGTTTCTGTACATCATATCACCAGTGCAAACTGGTGGTTGTGCGCCCGTGTCGGCAGTATTTAATGGCATATCTCCTAATGCAATAGGAAAACATCCAAACATAGTAAATTTCAAAATTGGTTTGGTCTGATTATTAAATACTAATAGAGATATATCACAGGTAACTTCCCTGTCAGATTGTCTATTAACTTTATGTGGCATTACACCATATTGACTCAAAGATATTGGAAATCCGGCCGCACTCATCCAATCAAACATTTCTTTCCAATTTTTCATTTCTTCATCTACTAGAAATGAAAATGAAAGTGGTGAAAATATTAACTTGTCGCCTGGCTCTGGTTGTCTTATCAATTGATTTTCTATAGATGCTTCACCCAAGGTAACGCCTGGAACACTGACTGATTGTACCCATTCATTAACGGATGGGGCCAATGGAATATCTATTTGAAATACTTGCGTATTCATAAAGTTTACGTTGGCTGGATCCATTATAATCTCCTAATTGCAATACTATTTAGTCATAAAAAAAGGGGGGATAAAAATCCCCCCGTAGTCCCTGCATTATATGTTGCAGTATTTTTTCTTAGTTGATGTTTTCGATTTTGAACAATCTGTAATATTGATTACCAGTTGTACCGAATGTTCCCTGTGTACGAGCTGCACCAGCGAATGGGTTCTTCACCATACCATAACGGGTTTTGAAACCGATTTTTGGTTGGAAAGTGTTCTCACCAACGGCGCGAACCATCTGCATTGGAACGTATGGGCAATAGAAGTAACCTGCATCATAAGCAGAAGAACCTTTATAACCAACCATACAGAAGTCATGTGCACCAGCACTATCGAAATATGGGTCGATATATACTTTGAAACGTCCGTTAAGAACACCAGCGAAAGTTTGACCAGTATCATCCGAAGCGATACCATTGTTACTCATCTGTGGTTCATAAGCAAGTACGCCAGTCATCGCAAGGGCAGATGCAACATCAGCAGAACATACTACTACGTTACCTTTACCACGGCGAGTGTCTTTTGCGATTGCATTAGCTTCACGTTCAATCTGCATCATCAGACCTTTGAACTTTTCTTGCTTCCAACGACCATCGGCATCAGTTGCAAGGTCAAATACACCTGTATTTGCAGTTTGTGCGGCACAACCCAATTTGGCAATGTCATACAATGTACGCAGAACTTCGCGGTTCATTTCTGCATTGATTTCTGTCGAAAGAATAGTTGACAGTTCTGACTCTGCGTCCAGACCGTGTACAGCTTTCAAGTCTTGCGACAATTCAGTTGTGTACTCTGCCTTGAGTGCGCGAGTTTTTGCAGTAACCGAAGTACGTTCGATTGAGAACGCCATTTGGTTAAAGTGACCACCAGTACCCATACCACCGTCAACACCATCACCAAGTGCTTCACCAACAGCTGTTGAGCCAGGTCCACCAGTTGTGTTATCGGCAGGAACTTCTGTGAGAGCACCACCAACACCGGCAGTACCACCAACAACGGTTGCACCAGCGAATGGATCAGTACCAAGATGAGCAGGAGTAGCTGCACCAGAGAAAGCAGAGTTTGCTTCGCCGTGCAGTGCTTCTGTACCGTCTTGAGTTGCATAACGCGAACGCATTGCAAAGATCAAACCAGTTGGTCCGGTCATTGGTTGAACACCAAGAATGTCGAATGCCATTAGGTTAGGCATGGTACGACGAATCATGGAAATCATTACTGGGTCTGCATAATGCAGATCGCCTGACGCGGCAGCAGTAGGTGCAATGTTTGGTCCAGCTTCTGAAAGCATGTTAGCACCGTTTTGACCAAGTGCATTTTCTTTGCGCGTGGCTTGTTCCGTATTCTCTAGAAGAATTGCAGTTACAGTTTTTCTGTAATTGTCGGTAATGGGTGTCTGATCGGCGTGATCAAGAACTGGTGCCCACTTTTCTTTTAGGTTTTGGACGTAGTTTTCATTTAAATCGTGCATTTTTTATCTCCTTAGTAGATTTTATATGTTATCAGTTATTATTTATAAAAATTTAATCTTTAGGACTATTTAGTGCTGTTGCATAAACATCCATGATAGTCCTAGGCGATTGAACTTTATTTTCCTCTTGAACCACTGGCGAATCTTCTACCGAAGTTTCTAATGCACTCTCATCAAGAATACCGCTTTTGACGCTTGTCTCAGACGGAAAATAATTATCTCTAATCAATGTAATTTTCTTTGTCATATCATTTGTGTTGTTAAAGTCCACACCTTCACTCAAGATTTTTACTTTTTCAATTTGAGTATCGGTAAGTCCTTCTGTAACATTCATCAATACGATGTCTTTCTGCAATTCAATCAATTTTTTGTTCAACTGAATGTTCTTCTCAAATTGCTCATTTAACTTAGATTCTTTGGAATCGATTGTGTCCAGAGCTTCACTGTATAGGTCAAGTTTTTCCTGAGGCACATCGATATAATTTTCCTCAAAAACAGTTTTGATACCTTTCATAAAGTTTTCCATAATCTCTACTTTAAGTCCACCTTCGATTGCGAGTTTGTTTTCTGTAACATACTCAGTTGCAACATAGGATAGGTACTCATCGACTTTTTCAGACAATTCTTGTCTAATTTCTGCAACTTGTTCTTGAAGGTCTTCCTCATATGTTGCGTAAATATCTTCGATTTTTTCATTTACTTTTGCAACGATTGCGGCTTCAAAAATTGTTGTGACTTGTGTTTTAAATTCGTCTGAAAGGTCTTCACCGTTTAACATTGCATCGATGTCATCTTGAATATCCAAATCGTCAGATGTAATTGTGTGATCGACAGCAGACTCTTCGTCTTCGACAATTGCTTCTAGTTCGTCAGAAGCTTCACTAGCATCTTCTTCTACATCGGATTCGTCATCGTCATTAGAAGTTTCTTCTTCTGCGATATCAGTCAATTCGTCTGTAAGATCGGCATCATCTGTTGTTTCAACGATTTCTTGATCGTTCTCTTCTACAGAAGTTGCATCATCTTCGACAATATCTTGGTTTTTTAAATCTGTCATTTTTATGTCTCCTAATGAGTTTAATTTATATTTATTTATAATATTTACAATTTTGACAGGAAATTTTCAAAAAGATCAATCTTCAATTTCTCTGTGTCCATTTTTTTCTTATTATCTAAGGAATATTTATAATGAGAAATTTGACTCTCTTTCATAATCCCGTTGTCCCATACCCATTCTTTACCTTCCATGATGCCATTAACAAAGGCATCCGGCGCACTTGGGTCTGCAACAATATCTGCGGCAGTTGCAAGATAGAAATCATCTTGTACAACATTTTTCCCACCGGCCTCTTTTACACTTCCCATACCCCTAGAAGAAACACCAAGCTTGGCCCCTTCTTTGATTAGATTATTAACAATCGCACCATATGGGGTTTCGGTCATAATTTTTGCTTTGCCGATGAAATTTTCACCTTCTTTTTTGAGAGACTTGATCATGTGGGAAACTCTTTCGAGATTTATAGATGGGCCCTCTGGATGTCCCAATTCACCAAATGCACGATTTTGATCAACGTATTTTTCTGTATATCTTTGAACTTCTTTGTCAAGAACTTCTGGTGGATAAACTCTACCGTTTCTATTTTGAATATTAGATTGTAGAAAAACGCCTTCAATGAAAAGACTATTTCCCTTCTGCTCTACTAGAATATCCTCTA